AACGCTTTTGGATTAGAAAAAGTATTAGAAAAGCCTGACACTTTTAATCCACCTGAAACTGAAAACTTTGAAGTAATTACTAGATCAATAGAAGTATTATACAGTGGAGCAAAAATACTAGGACATCCTATGATGTTAGAGTGGAAGCTAGCTACAAATATGACTAGACCTACTGGTGATACTGTTAAAGTTAATATGAATTATAATATATGTGCACCAAGGTTATACAAAGGTAGAATTAATTCATTAGTAAAAAGAATAACAGGCTTTGCTGATATGATTCAACTTACACATCTTAAAATACAACAAGTTCTTGCTAGAACAGTTCCTGATGGTGTATTTTTAGATATGGATGGGCTAGCTGAAGTTGATTTAGGTAATGGTACAAAGTATAATCCAGCTGAGGCATTAAATATGTACTTCCAAACTGGTAGTATTGTAGGTAGAAGTTTAACTCAAGAAGGTGATCCTAATAGAGGTAAAGTACCTATACAAGAGTTACAGACTGGAAGTGGTGGCGGAAAAATAGGAACTTTAATACAGACTTATCAGTATTATTTACAAATGATAAGAGATGTAACAGGGTTAAACGAAGCTAGAGATGGCAGTACGCCAGATAAAAACTCATTAGTAGGTTTACAAAAACTAGCTGCAGCTAATAGTAATACAGCTACTAGACACATATTACAAGCTCAATTATTTTTAACATTAAGAACTTGTGAAAATATATCATTAAGAGTTGCTGATGCACTACAATATCCATTAACTAGACAAGCTTTAGAAAATAGTATATCAGAGTATAATGTAGGTACTTTAGATCAATTATCCAAAATAAATATACATGACTTCGGTATATTTTTACAATTAGAGCCAGACGAAGAAGAAAAACAACAACTTGAGCAAAATATTCAAATCGCTTTAAAAACTAATTCTATAACATTAGAAGACGTTATAGATATAAGAAATGTTAAAAATCTTGCTTTAGCTAATCAAATGTTAAAATATAGAAGAAAGAAAAAAGCACAAGCAGATCAACAGGCTGCACAAGCTAATATACAAGCACAAGCTCAAGCTAATGCTCAAACAGCTGAAAGAGCTACGTTAGCTGAGATGCAAAAACAACAAGCTTTAGCAGAAACACAAGTGCAGATAGAACAAGCTAAATCTCAGTTCAATATAAATAAAATTGAAAGAGAATCTCAAATGAGAAAAGAAGAGATGGAGTTAAAGTTCAGATATGACATGCAGTTAGCTCAGCTTGACGTTGGTTTTAAAAGAGAAAAAGAAAAAATGATTGAAGATCGTAAAGATCAAAGAACAAGAATATCAGGCACTCAACAAAGTGAAATGATTAGTCAGAGAAAAAATGATACGTCTCCAACTAATTTTACTGAAACAGAAAATCCTGATGGATTAAACTTAGCTGCGTTTAATATGCAATAAGTATTTTTTAACTATTATATTATATTATGTCAACAACAAAACAAGAGCAAGAGGCTTTGCCTTTAAAAATAAAAAAGCCTTCATTAAAAAGGAATAACGATCAAGTGTATAAACTTGATATGAATAAAAAACCAGAAGAAAAAGAAAAAGAAAATGCCGTTCCAGAGCAAAGCGCAGGAAGTTTGGATGAGGATAAACAAACCACAAATGTGGAAAAAGTGGAGGAAAGAGCACCCGAACCAAGTGTTGAGCCGGTTGCCGAAGAGAAAAAAGAAGAAGTAAATCCTTTAGAAGAAATTACTCCTGAAGAAAATAAAGAAGAAGTTGTACAAGAAACTGTACAAGAGCATAAAGAAGAAACGCCAACTAAAAAACTTCCAGAAAACATAGAAGCTTTAGTAAGTTTTATGGAAGAAACAGGTGGTACTATTGAAGATTATGCTAGATTAAATAGAAATTATTCAGAGTATAATGAAGATGCTATACTTAATGAATACTATAAAAGAACTAAACCACATTTAAATCAAGAAGAAATTAACTTTATAATGGAAGATAATTTCAAAATTGAAGAAGATGTGGATGATGAGCGAGAAATAAAAAAGAAAAAACTTGCTTATAAAGAAGAAATTGCTAAAGCCAAAAGCTTTTTGGAAGAAACAAAGAGTAAATACTACAAAGAAATCAAGTTGAGATCTAGTGGTTTAACTCCAGAACAACAAAAAGCTATGGACTTTTTCAATAGACACAACAAAGAACAAGAAAAAGGAGCAAAGAATAGGGAAATATTTCTTACTAGTTCTAATAAGTTATTTAACGAAAGTTTCAAAGGTTTTGAATATTCAGTTGGAGAAAAAACTTTTAGATATAATATAAATAACCCTAGTGATATTGCTAAAAAACAATCAAATTTAAATAGTTTGTTTCAGAAGTTCTTGAACAAAGATGGTGCGATTGGTGATGCTAAAGGTTATCACAAAGCTTTATATACAGCACAAAATCCTGATAAAATTGCTTCTCATTTTTACGAACAAGGTAAAGCCGATGCTATAAGAAATATAACATCTAAATCAAAGAATATTGGTGAAGATATTAGACCTCAAGCAAACGGAGACATGTTTATAAATGGGTTGCGAGTAAAAGCGATTAGTGGTGTAGATAGTTCTAAGTTGAAATTTAAAATAAAAAAATAACAACTAAAAACAAAAATTATGAGTTTTGTAAACGGTGGGAGTTTTCCCGCAAGTTTAGTTCCAGCTCAAACTAGATTAGCTCTACATACAAACTATTTAACGTTTGATGGAAGCACAGGTAGTTTTGCTCAGCAATACTTACCAGAGCTTTATGAAGCTGAGGTGGAACGTTATGGAAACAGAACAATTGGTGGTTTCCTAAGAATGGTCGGTGCAGAGATGCCGATGACATCGGATCAAGTAATTTGGTCTGAACAAAATAGATTACACATTGCATATAAGTCTTGTACTGTTGCTGCTCCAGGTGGATTACCTGATGCTGATATTACTCTTACTATTGATTTAGCTGTTGCACAGCCAGATGTTGCTGCTGCTGACAGAAGAGGTGCTATCAGACAAGGACAAACAGTATTAATTTCTGATAATGCAACTGGATTAATCGTACAAAAAGGTTTAGTACAACTTGTTTCTGGTGGTACTCTTAATGTGTTAAACGTTAAGTTTTATGGTACTGCTACTAATTCTTTACCTACAGCTGCTGGTGGTTGTAACGTATTTGTTTACGGATCAGAGTTTGGTAAAGGTTCAATTGGTATGCAAGGATCTATTCAGCCTACTTTTACTCAATTTGCTAACAGACCAATGATACTTAAAGATAACTTTGAGATTAATGGTTCTGATACTGCTCAAATTGGTTGGGTTGAAGTTGCTACAGAAGACGGTCAATCAGGTTATTTATGGTACTTAAAGTCTGAGTCTGAAACAAGACTAAGATTTGAGGATCAGTTAGAAATGGCTATGGTTGAAGCTGAAAATATGTATAACGCTGCTTATACTGAAGCGGGTAACGCTGTACAATACCAATATGGTGGAGCTAATAATGCTGCATTAACTACTAACATTCAAGGTTCTGAAGGTTTATTTGCTGCTATCGAAGCAAGAGGTAACGTATACTCTGGTTTTGCTGGTGCTGCTGCTCCTGGTTCAGGTGCTTTAGGAGATTTTGATGAAATACTCAAAAACTTAGATAAGCAAGGTGCTATTGAAGAAAACATGTTATTCTTATCTAGAGCTACTGCTCTTGACTTTGATGATATGATTGCAGCTGTAAATGGAGCTTATGCTTCTACACAGGCTGCTTCTTATGGTTTATTTGAGAATGACGGTGATATGGCGTTAAACTTTGGATTTTCAGGATTTAGAAGAGGTTCTTATGACTTCTACAAAACTGACTGGAAATACTTAAATGATGCTTCATTAAGAGGACTTGACAAAGAAATCGATGGTGTATTAATACCAGCTGGTACTACTACAGTATACGATCAAATGTTAGGATCTAATATCAGACGTCCTTTCTTACATGTAAGATATAGAGCTTCTGAAACTGAAGATCGAAGAATGAAGTCTTGGATTACTGG